CCCCCCCCCGCATGAATAAACTCCTTTTTATGGCAGGGGTGCGGGGAGAGGGGCCACGTCACGGACTGACAGCGTTCGATCCAAATATGGAGATTTTCAGTATGATTACTTTGGTCGAAGTTATCTTTGATAACATAGTTTTGTTCGACCTAACGGTCTTCACGGATTCTTAGACGAATGAGCTTATGAGAATCTCAAGATGACTTTCAAAGTCTGAGATTCCTTATTCATTTTAACTCCGGATTACCATCCGTTCGTGAACAGGGGCTATCGCCCCTGTGAGATTATAATAAAAGGTCCTTATTAGGCAGGCCACCTAGGCAACGGCCACTGGCCCTTGTTTTGGTTTCGCCGTTGCGCACTGGATGTCTGCCATGTCTTCAACTTACCGCAAAAGAAAGCGCTCCGCGCAGATTTTCGACAACGCTGTTATGATTCGCCCCTACAAGAGGCGAGCGTTGACCCGGACCAAGACCAAGAGGTTTATCCCCGGAGTAGACAGAACCGGTGGGTTCTATGGGCGTTACTCCGGGCGGTCCGGCGAGTTGAAGTTCCACGATGTGGATCTAGACGACGCTGTGGTCGCCACCGACGGTTCCGCTGTCACCGCGTCCATCAATTTGATTGCTCAAGGGATCACCGAATCCACCAGAGTAGGTAGGAAGTGTACCATACGGTCCATCAACTGGAAGTTCCGAGTGGACATGCCGGAGGTCAACGATGTGACCACTCCCAATACTGCCGAGGAGATCAGAGTGATCTTGTACCTCGACAAGCAATGCAATGGTGCAACCATTGCCGACACAGACTTGCTGGAAACACCGTCAGTTCAATCGTTCAGGAACCTGGCCAACAGCAGCAGGTTCCAAGTCCTGTTGGACAAGTTGGTCGTCCTCAACTGGAGGACTCTCGCCTCCGAGTCTGCGACCAACTACGATCAAGCTGAGGTGATCACGGAACACACCTTCTATAAGAAGTGCAACATTCCGCTTGAGTTTGACTCCACGGTTGGAGCCATCACCGAGATCAGGAGCAACAACCTTGGGGTTCTCCTGATCTCCAAGAGTGGGACAGGAGGCTTCCTGTCCAAAATCAGATTGAGGTTCAGTGACAATTGAGGCGTGATCCTCCTCACCGGAGGCCACCCAGTTTATTAGTAATAAAAGCCTCCCTCAATCAGTTTAAAGTGTGCACAGCACTGTATAAATTTGCGGCTTCTGTAGGAGCATTCTCTCTCCACCAACTCTCTCCCTGTTCCACATGTCCTGGGTCAGAATCACAAAGGGGTGTATAGTACAACACCACCTTGTGAAATCTCCTCGCTAGCGCCTTGTATTGCTCCGCTCGGTTCTCCCACTTAAACCAGTCCTTTGGGAGAATGTTCGTAGTCACGAAGACCTCTGTTGGGAGCCACCAGGTATGGCTTCCTTTAGTGGGAACCAGGACAGGATATCTGTCCAATAAGCGCAACAGAGAGCACAGGGAGAGGTGGGAAGCCGCACCACTGAAGTCATCCAAGAGGACCTTGGTATGGCCATCGTAAGTGTCATACCACATGGTGCCATTGTTAAGAGGGGCAACATAGAAGTCCTCGTCTGCCCCGAATCGATCCATGACTGAACGAGTTTTTCCAAGTCCAGTTTCACCGTACAGCAAGGTGACAACCAAGTCCTCAGTTCTCGTAGGCCTGTTCAACATTGTCAGTTGGTCGTAGAACTTCGGGTAGCGGGCGATCACCAAATAGTGTTCCTCCAAGAGGTCGCGCTTACGCTTGCCCGCCATTACGGCATCCTTGAAACCAAGGAGATCCACTCGCTTACCTTGGGAACGGGGAGTCCCAAACTCATACGGTCCGTCCACTCTCGTGTCGACCTTCTTCGAATATTCGATGGCCTGCTGCTGAGTCCCTCGCCTCGGCTCAATGTGAACATTTCCCTCGGAATCGCCCAACAGAATCTTTGCTGCCGCCAATCTCGTTGGGCCTTTAAACTCACAATATCCCTGGAAGTGGTAGTTCCCTTCTTCTCCCACTTCCTCCTGGTAAACCAGGTACACCATTTTTTCCGCATCAAATTCCAACAACCCATCGGGATTGTTACAGGTGAAAACAACACACCTGAATGACGACATAGTTTGCTCGCTTCGCTCGCCTAGTAGTCGGTTTGTTCGCTGCGCTCACAAACCTCTCCACTTTTTTTGTCCTCCACACAAGTGTTTCGGAAGTGCAGGGTAATAATGACCTGCACTTGTGAATCAAAAAAAATCACGCGTTTAAGCGCGCTAATTTAGCCTTTGTCTAAATATGGGCCGGTAGCCCCCCCCCGCATGAATAAACTCCTTTTTATGGCAGGGGTGCGGGGAGAGGGGCCACGTCACGGACTGACAGCGTTCGATCCAAATA